AAAAGAATCCTTTCGTTCCGAGCCTGGAAGTAAAGGCAAGACTGCTTGAAGAGCAGGTGCTGCATCAACTTGGGTATAAAGTATGGGAGATACCAAAATTAACAATCTTGGAAAAAAGAAGATTGGTGAGAGGGTATGTTCTGTACCAGAATCCGGAGGATACCCAGGAAGAAAAGAGAATCCAGGCGGAAGAGTTGATCCAAAAGAGAAAAGAGCATGCAAGAGCAAAACATCAGGATAACTGTCTCAGCTGAAGATAAGGCCTCTGGACCTATAAAAAACGTTGAGTCCGCACTGGGTGGTCTTGAGAAAGGCACATCCAAAGCCAGTGGGGCGATGCATTCTTTGGGCCATGCAGCGGAAGTAGCCATTGGAACGATGGCAACAGCCATCACAACCTATGGCATCGCCGCTGTGCAAAATCTGAATCGCGAGATGGTGAAGCTCTCGGTAGAGCAGTCAAGATATCAGTCACAGACAGTAAATCTTTTGAAAAACGCAGGCATGCAGTCCTACTCAAAACAGATTGAAGAGGTAATAAGCCAGCATTCAAAACTAACGTCTATGGATGACACCTCAATTAGAAAAAGCTTCAACAATCTCATTGGTGTAACAAAGGATTATGAAAGATCCCTAAAGCTCTTGTCGGCAGCGGAGGATTATGCATCAGCCTTGGGAATTGACCTTGAGTTGGCAACAAAGCAAGTTGCAATGGCACTTAATGGGAGCACATCAACGCTTGAACAGAATGGCGTAGTGCTTGACACTCTCAGCATGAAATCAATGACAGCTGCACAAAAGATGGATTACTTGGCCCAACAGATGGAAAAATCTTTTAGTGGTAGTGCTGAAGTACTACGGAATTCTACAGCGGGAATATTTGCAAACTATGAAAATCAGATCCAGAATCTAAAAACTCTTTTTGGAAATGAACTGACCGAGACCATAGCGCCAGCTCTTGAAGATATTGCAAATAAGATTTCAGCTATGATTGATTCAGGCGAGCTACAGCCACTTGCAGATGCCTTTGGGAATCTAGTTACACATGCGATTAGCCTTGGCTCTGAACTTGGCGGCGTGATAATGAAGCTTACAGGTGTCTCTTCTTCAGAAGAGGCTATCGCAAAGCTTGCTGATGCTTTTGATAGGGTGGCATACGTACTTGGGGTAGTTGAAAACGTTCTTTCAAGAATTAATTTCTTGATCAAAGATCTGCAAATAGATAAGATCATTAATTTTGGGATTAGGGCCACAAGTCCAGGGGCGATGGAGCTTTGGGATTATGCAGGCCAACAAGTGCAATACGAAAAAGCTGGGGCATATACGCCTTATGAAGCGGCTATAAGGGCGGCTTCAAGGGGTGGAGGCGCCATTGGTGGAGCCAGTCAAAGCATACTCCCTAGTGAGGAAACTTCAGCGGATATGCTGGGGCGTCTGAGGGAGATTCAGCGTACAGAAAATGAAAACAAGGAAAAGAAGAAAGACAACTCACTTGCAGTTCAAAACAACACTCAAAACATGCAAACTGCAACAGAGCTTCTCAAATTGTACAAAGACCAGACCTCCCAAACTGGAACCCAGATTGTCCAGCTGGGCCAAACTGCAGGGTCTGCAATAGGGTACATGAACAGCGCAATGGACTCTGTGAGGCAGATGCTAGGCGCTTCCGGTGGCGGAGGTGGCGGGTGCAGGACCTTCAAAAGCGGCAGCTACACAACAGATGGGCACAATGAAAGCTATTCTTCGGGAGGCGGCCCTTCAAGTTCACATGGCATGGCCTGGTACAACGTTTTAGGGAATGAAAATGCGGGCGTTGTGGCTGCTATGGGGCCACAGTGGGCATCTACAGTCACAAACGTTGTGAGAAACTCCTGCTCCGGCAAGGTCTGCAGCTTTGAGGCCGACGGTCAAAAATTCTACGGGGATGGCGCTGGAGGGTATTCTTCTGTAAATGATGCACTGATCACAAGCAAGGGGGATGTGATCCAGTTTCATCCTGACGACAATATACTGGCCTTCAAGGACGGGTCAAAAGTGGGAGGTAAAAATATTACCATCCACAACACTTTCAATATTTCGGGTAATGGCGATCCCGATAGGATTGCCGAAGAAATCATGAAAAAAATCACAAGGATAGGCAGGATAGGATTTTGATGGAAATTCCGCTTAAAACAAAGATCGAGTTGGAGCTTGTCCACATGGACAGAAATGGAAAGGTAATAGAAATCATAAAACTAAATGGGGAAGAAGATAACAATGGCAACTGTGGTAAATAAAGGATTAGAGATGATAGCAAAACTAGTAGGTGGTGTTTCAACAGACAAGATGCAGTACATAGCGCTAGGTTCTGGCACAACTGCAGAGGCAAACAATCAGACTGCACTTGTAAGTGAGATAACAACTAACGGCGGTGCAAGGGCTATGGGAACTTGCAGCTATGCAGCTGATTACAAGTTCAAGGTCGTAAATACCTTCACATTCACAGGAGACCTTTCAATAAACGAGATAGGGGTCTTTGATGCTGCCACTTCAGGAAATATGCTTCTTAGAGGGAAACTTTCGGCCACCAAAAACGTTGGCGATGGCGATTCGCTCCAGGTGACTGTAGAGGTAACATTTGCAAGGGCGGCATAAAGAGGAAATGCCATGGTCAAGATAACAAAGATAGAGAAGATCCTAACAGACAGTAAAGATGTATCGGATTTTGTACTTATCACCTTCAAAACTGATTTAGGCAATACACGCACCACACGATACCCAATCCAGGACGTCAACGATGCAGCAAAACTAAAGCAGTTTGTCTATGAGAAGGCGAAGTTCTTTGATGCAAAAGATAGTTTTTCTCCGATAACAACGACAATAGAGATATCAAAGGATGATGTTGATCCTATAGAGCCACCTCCAACTGAAGAGCAGAAATTCCTAAATGCCGTTTCAGATCTTGAACAGTGGAAGAGGTACCTTGACTTGGGCATTGTAACAGAGACGCAATATGCGGACAAAGTAAGCAAGGTAAAAAAACTGATACCAGTAGGCTATTTTGATACAAGCTCTTCAAAAGAATAGCTAGGAGAACAAGATAAATGGCATTTGCATACTGCCGTGAAATCACTCTAAATGCCGATGCATATGTTTCCTCGGCGGTATCCAACTATCCAGTCTTCATTAAATTTAACTCAACAGATCACTTAACTCTTTTTGAAGGGGACAGTGGCGGAAGCGTATGCTTCACAAGTGATTCTGATGGCGCCACACAGCTTCCCCATGAATGCATTACATTTACAAGCTCAGAAGCCATTTTCTATGTAAACGCAGATCTCTCTGCATCAGTAGATACAAAGATATACTTCTGGTATGGAGACCCAGAAAACTCTGGGGAGGAGAACAAATCAGGAACATGGTATGCTGGGTACAGCATCCATCACTTCCAAGACACTCTTTCTAGCAGCATCACAGGGGGGTACTCCTTTTCCATGGTGGGTAGCCTCTCTTATTCCAATAATGGGGTAAGCGGAAAGGCACTTACAGGATGGAGCTCCTCAAATTATCTAACATCTTCAAGTTGCGGGTCCATATTCAACAAGGCCTATTCCACAAGCAATAGTGACTCCGTTATAGTCTTGGCAAAGTCAGCGGCTGACAAGGTAACTTTCTATGGGGGCAACACCTCTTGGAACGGTAGGGGCCCGAAGATGTATTCAAGAGGTGGTGCAGACATCTATGGCCTCTCAAATTACTATTATGCGGGAGTTGGCTTGGGTGAGGCAGATTCAAACTGGGTCTTGTGCATGGCTGCTCTTGATGGTGGAACATCAAGACATTTTAGATACAACTCAGTATCCGGATATGCCACAAACTCCACCACTACAAAAACTTCCTACTCATACTCTGATAGGGGAATAATAGTAGGCAGATGCTATGCCCCCAACAATCTTGGAAGCTCAGATCTAATCGACTTCATCTGGGTTTTTACAGAGGCCAAATCAGTTGACTACTTCAAGGCGGTATATAATAATCACATTAATCTTTCATCATTTGTATCAATTGGAAGTGAGATTAATCTTAGATCAACGGAGTATGAGGAGTCATTGACAGCCACAGTCTCATCATCTGCCTCACTATCCAAAAATCAGACACTCTTTCAAAGAATAGGATCTTCTATCATCTCTAATTCTTCAATTACACTAACACCAATTTACATCGAGGATCTCTCGGCAACGGTAATCACATATCCATCCCTATCAACAGACGTTGGATTTACCCTAACGCTTCCTGCCTATTTGGAAGCGTCTGTTACTTTAGAAATGCTTTCAGATTACTTTGTAATGTTGTCCCATGCGGTAAGTGTCGTACCATCTGTGTCAACCTTCGAGGGCATCTTTACAAAGGCAGACATCATAGCAGATGTGCAGTTGACATCTGGCGCATATTATACAGAATCTTTAGGATTCATAATCACAGCACAACCTAACGCAAACTCACTATTAGTTGATCTAGAGCTCCTTGAAGTGCAAGTCACAGTTTCTCCGAGCAGGCTTTACATTGGGCATGAAAAGTTTGATGCTTACATCACCGCAGCGCCAAATGTTTCAGTTGTCAGCACCGGAAGAACTGCCCTATTCTGGTCAATAGAAGTTAACGGGGAAAGGATAGAAGAATGTTATGATCTTGAATATGCCAAATTCACAGATGAAAAGGGAAAGCGCTCAGACTACTTTGAAATAGTCTTAAACAATAAGGACGGATTGATCTCAGAAAAGTTCAATATCGGTGATGACGTCTACTTTTATTTTGATGAGAACTATCCCGTTGTATCAAAGATATTTCACGGCCTCATCACATCAATTGACTTTGAGATTGACACATATGGTAGCAACAAGCTGATCCTGTCTGGGGAGGATTACGGCTCAGTGAGATTTGGCCAGACAATTATATCTGGTGCGGAAAACTACTCAAACTACACAGCAACTGATATTGTTAGGGATCTAATCGTTAGATACTGTCCTGAGATAACAACAGATAATCTCGGAATATTTACTGAGCAAATACCCTACATCTCTCTTGCATGGGAGTATGTGGGACAGGCGGTAGAGAAGATCTCAAATCTTGTGGGTGCTGATTATTACGTTGATGAAAATGATGACCTTCACTTTTATGACTCAACAGATTTAGCCGCTGCACATTCAATTGTGCCTTCACAAATCCTAAATGCGACGATCAAAAAAGACTCCTCAAAGTTCTTTGACAGGGTATTTGTCGTTGGGGGAAAGCAGGGATTTTTGGATCAGAGCCAGACTTTTTCAACAACTGAAGTTTCATTACATGATAAACACTACGCCTCCCCATTTACCCCATCAAAAACTAATCTTTTGTATGTTGAAGCGTATGTCAAGAAGATCGGAAATCCACTTGACGCATTTAAATTTATGATCGTGGAGGACAACGCTGGACCCACTGGTGCAATTGTAGGATTTGGAGAGATAGTTTCCAAAAATACTTCGACTGAAGGTTCATGGGTAAAGTCAGATTACATTGACGTGCAGCTTGACACAACAAAGCTTCATTGGATCGTTTTCCCAAAGTTTGGAACTGAATCTGATACCTTCAAGGTGGCACATGACGGAACAACGGCAAACGGACACAAGCACTCTAGCGACGGTTCATCTTGGACAAGTGGCAATGGGAAGCTCTCTTTCAAGACATACTATGGCGTTCAGATTGTTAAAAATGCATCTGGAGAAAAGATGTTTGACAACTACACAGATATCCCGATTGTGGACCTATCAATTAAGGACACTGACACGGCATTGATGCTGGCCCAACAGAAGATTATAGAATATGCGCTAGAAAACTCTTCAAAACTCTTGATAAATCCCCCTGGGAAGAGGATAAAGGCTGGGGATGTTGTATCGATTACAATACCTGGAGTTTCTTTAGAAGACCAGACCATACTATCCGTCTCCTATGAACTCAATGATCCACTTATTTCAAAGGTCAGGCTTGAATGCACGTCGGCAGAGGATTTCTACTCCGCATTTGCAAATCTATTCGCTGAGCTTAGAAGGATAAAGATTGAAAATGTCCTGCAATCACAAGAGACCTCAACAGACTACAAGGAGGCTGCAGAAATTCTTTCGATAGGTCTCTTGGAAACTATCAAAGAAGCTTCAACAGATTATAGTGCAAAATTTGATGATGATAGATCAAAATGGGATGTCAGCAAATGGACATAACTGAACTGATTAGAGGGGATAAGAATCCCTATCTTGGGAGATTCAAGATTGATGAATATAGTCTTGAACGTGATACATTAATCAAAGGGCGATGGCAAAAGAATCTGATTACTAACAAACTAAAAGCTGCTCTTGCGGATGCGGTCACAGGCGATTATGATCCAAACAAACACGTTATTGGAAAGCTAGCAATCGGGACTGGCACTGCAGCACCAGTAGCAACAGATCTTTCCCTCGCAAATCAATTAGGCCCTTTGAAATCTTACGTGCCAAACAGCCTTCACAATGATACATATTCCAACAAGGCCGAGTCTACTTATTATTTTGACAGCACGGAAGCAGGATACTATGGCACATGGACGGAGTTGGGGCTCTATGCCGCCAATGGAACAGATCTTCTAACGCACTCATTGATCTCACCAACAAAAATTTTCGACAATACAAAAACTATGACAGTGTATTATGTCATTGAATTTTAGGTGATCAGGTGACATTTACAAAAAAGGTATCGGCTGGGCAGGATATCGCATCAGCTGATTTCAGGCAGTACTTCGGGGATTTTTTTTCTGAAGGGATAAAGAGTGGATTTACTGTTTCTGTAGACAGTGGATTAAAAATAAACATTGCAGCTGGAACAGCCTATGTAAAGGATGCAAATGGCGGGATGTACCAAATAGTTTCTGATGTAGTAGAGGCACTCACCGCAACGGCAAATCAAACTAACTATGTTTACTTACATTCTGATAACGGAGCCAACTGGCTCACAATCTCAACGTCTGCAACTGTGCCTAGTGATGCTATGCTTCTTGCAACAGTTGTTGCTGGTGCAAGCTCGATAAACTCAGTTACAAATGTTACATCAGGGCTTCCATCATATGTGCCTCCTGGCGTTATAGTCGCATGGTCAGGAGTTCTTTCTAGCATTCCATCAGGATGGTTACTTTGCGATGGTAATAATGGAACGCCCAATCTAATCGATCGATTCTTGCAAGGTATAACAACTGCAACAACAAATCCTGGTACAACTGGGGGTAGCCATACGAAGACTGTGGCTGGATCTTGGACGTTTGCAGGGGACACCACTACAAGGGTTGCAGGATTTACGATAGATATAAGGCCAAAGTATTACGAAGTGGCATGGATAATGAAGGCATGAGAGAGTACTACTGTTTTAGGTGCGGGGTGGTGCTGGCCAGGCCGATTGAGATGACTGCGTCTTATTGCTATGATCCTAAAAGTGAGAAAACTTTCCTAGTTTGCAAGAAGTGCAAGAAGAAGAAAGACAAAATTATCTGGTAATATTTATTTTTTATATAAGTTTCTTAATTCTTCAATAGTAAGCCATGGGTACTTTACATGGACCATACTATGGCAATTTGAACAGAGTAGTCTAATGTCTTCTATTTTTGTTTTGACGATTTTGTCATCTATTCCAAGTGGATTGACATGATGGCCTTCAATAAAATTTTTTCCACGATCCCCATAGTGTTCAAAAAAGGAAAATCCACAAACCTCACATCTTAAATCTTTGTTGTTATATA